AAACGGTTCTAGAGATGATGCGTTTACTATTTATAAGAATGGGGCAGTTAGGTTTTATAGAACCACAACAAGTGGTATAACTAACGCCGACTCTGGTTTCTTAATTTATGATTCTGATGATAATAACAGACCAATGATACATAACGGAACTGAATGGAAGGGATTAGCATATGTGGATGAATTACCTAATGGGTATAGATTAGTTAGTTCTTCAGATACATTAGAAGTAAACGATTATACATTAGATTGTGATAGTTCTGGTTCTACTATAACATTATTCGACGCTACAACAACTAATGTACAAGGAAAGGTTTATAATGTGACTAATTCGGCAGGAGGTGATATTACTGTAAATACTACTAGTTCTCAAACTATTTATGTTGTAGGAGGTCCTGTTACTGATTTAACACTAAGTGATGGTGAATCTACAAGGGTACAATGTACTGGTTCAAATTGGAGGTCATTGTAATTACTCGTCGTATAAATCAGTCGGCTTTTTACATTTCTCTTTAATTAGTTTTTCAACGAACCCAAACATTTTAAGTCCATTTTCATTGCAATAGTCTTTTAATATTTTGTGAGTTGTAGGGGTTATTTTAAGGTTTTTAGTTCGTTTCATGAGTTTTTTACTATAAGTATGACAAAAGTAATACAAAAATCATACTAAATATGATGTATTACATACATCATAAAAACTTTTGATAAAATTCTACATATTTATTATAAAATAAGAATTATAAAAACTAAATATCTAATTATATGAGTACAAACAACAGAGTATTTGTAAGTCCAGGGGTTTACACATCAGAAAGAGACATATCATTTGTAACACGTCAAATAGGTGTTACAACAGCTGGTTTGGTAGGTGAGACTACAAAAGGTCCAGCTTTCCAGCCTATATTCGTTTCTAATTATAACGAATTCACTTCATTCTTTGGTGGGACAAACCCAGCCAAATTCCCTGATACTGGATATCCTAAATATGAGTTACCTTATATAGCTAAATCATACTTCACAAGGTCTAACCAATTATATGTAACAAGAGTATTAGGTTACTCAGGTTATGATGCTGGTCCAGCTTGGGCAATTAAAGGTAATAATGACCAAGTTGTTGCTTTTATTAGAAGTAGAGGTAGTTACGATGCTAGTGAAGATTTAATCTTCGACGTAGGCATTGATGATTTACAGATTGACCCTGCTATTAATGATATTGATAGTGACGCAAAGGCCGAATTTGTATTAAGTGGTACAACTGGTGGTAATGACTTTACCTATAACGTATCATTTGACTCAACTAAAAAGAATTATTTACCTAGGGTTTTAGGTCAATCAAATTCAGATGGTCAAGCACCTATATTTGTTGAGAGTATTTATCCAAATATGTTAGATTCTTTAATAGATGATAGTACCATTACTGGTATTAGTACTACTTTAGATAAATTTGAAACTGAATTCGAAGATTATAAAACCAAATATAGACCTGCTATAACTCCATGGGTTGTATCTGAGGTTAATGGTAATATTATTAAAAAATTATTCAGACTTATTACTATATCAGATGGTAATGGTGCCAATTCAGAGATTAAGGTATCTATTGAAAATATAAGGCCTAATACTAGGGAATTTGATGTTAGAATTAGAGCATTCAATGATACTGATGCTAATCCAGTAACTTTAGAAAGATTTTCTAGATGTACAATGGACCCAACTTCAGATAATTTTGTTGGTAGAAGACTTGGTACTTTAGATGGTTTTTATTCTTCAGTATCTAATTATGTGTTAGTTCAATTAGATGAAACTGAGGAAACTTCAGATTCATTCCCAGCTGGATTTACTGGTGTGCCTACTAAGGCCTTTGGTGCTTCTTTAGATGCTCCATCAGTTAATTATAATCAAGCTTATGGTCGGTTCGATAAAGTAAGAAAAATTTACTTAGGTCTTTCAGATACAGTAGGTATAGATGGAGATTTCTTTAAATTTATAGGGGCTGATGACGGGGCTACTAGTGGTATGACAAACGGTTTCCATATGGACATTGACGCAAGTGGTGCTACTTTAGATAACTTCACATTTGTTTATGGAGATTCTAATTTCCAAAACGATGCTCAATTAGAATTATCTGGTAACAGTTACACTAAAATACAATCAAGAAAATTCACAATGGCACCTTTCGGTGGTTTTGATGGATGGGATGAGTATAGAGAAGGTAGAAGTAATACAGATAGTTTTGTATTAGGTCAAACCAATAGTAATGAAGCTTTAGCTAGTGGTGCTATTGCTGAAATGGCTCTGGAAGATGGTGACCAAGGAACGACAGCTGATTACTACGCATATCAAGAAGCTATAAGAACATTTAATAACCCTGAAGACACTAACGTTAACGTGTTTGCAACACCAGGTATTGATATATTTAATCACACTAATCTTGTTGAATCGACTATTGAAATGGTTGAGGAAGAAAGAAGTGATTCTATCTATATTACAACAACACCTGATTATGAGAATGAGACGGTAATTACTGTAGATGATGTTGTTAATAGATTAGACGCTACAGGTATTGACAGTAGTTATACTGCAACATACTGGCCTTGGGTACAAGTTAATGATACAGATAATAACGTATTAGTATACTTACCACCTACAAGAGATGTTATAACTAACGTTGCTTTAACCGATAATGTATCATTCCCATGGTTCGCTGTGGCTGGTGTACAGAGAGGTATTGTAAACGCAGTTAAAGCTAGAAAGAAATTAACTTTAGGTGAAAGAGATACTTTATATGAAGGTAGAATCAACCCTATCGCTACATTCGCTTCTGAAGGAACAGTTATTTTCGGTAATAAAAACTTACAAGAAAAAGAAACTGCTTTAAACAGACTTAACGTAAGAAGATTATTACTACAGGCTAGAAAATTAATATCTGCTGTATCAATCAGATTATTATTCGAACAAAACGATGAGGTTGTAAGAAATCAATTTAAAACATTAGTTAACCCTATTCTAGAAAATATTAGAAGTGAAAGAGGTCTTACTGATTTCCGTGTAGAAGTTGATAACTCACCTGAGTCAATTGATAGGAACGAACTTAACGGTAGAATATTCATTAAACCAACAAGAGCGTTAGAATTTATAACAGTAGAATTTGTTGTACAAAATACTGGTGCATCATTCGAAGATATATAATATTAATAGATGAATAAATGTGGGTTCATCCCACATTTTTTCTCTTTTCATATATTTATAATAAAGAAGATAAAAGATTAAAATTAAAAATAGAAAAATATGTCAGATTTACTAATGAAAATGCCTGTTCCTTACGAACCAAAGAAAAAGAATAGATGGTTAATGAGGTTCCCAGCTGAGTTGGGTATACAACAATGGTGGTTACAGTCAGCATCACGTCCTTCAATCACACAAAATGAAGTTGAGATTCCATTCTTAAACACATCTACCTTCGTAATTGGTAGATTTACTTGGGATACTATTGAAGTTGTATTTAGAGATGCTATTGGACCTTCTACATCCCAAGCTATTATGGAATGGGTTAGGTTAACTTCTGAGTCTGCTACTGGTAGACAAGGTTATGCTGCTGGATACAAAAAAGATGTTGAGCTTGAAATGTTAGACCCTAGTGGTGTTGTTATTGAAAAATGGCAACTACAAGGTACTATGTTAACCGATGTTGGATTTGGTGACTTATCAATGGATGATGACGGTATTGCAGATATCACAGCCACTTTAAGGTTTGATAGGGCAATATTATTATTCTGATTTCTATTACTCACATTATCAGCTATTTATAAAATAAATAAACGGTTTAGGACCGATTATAGCTCACGGCTATTTAAAATCACTTAAGTGTCGCTACCTAAGTGATTTTTTTTTAACTATATATGAAAATACCGATTGTAAAGTATAACGACACACTATTATCAATTATAAGTTTATTCGCACCGATAAAAGGAATTACTATTTTTCCTTTTATCATAATAAGAGAAAGGTTTATTAATTATCATTACCCAAAGGCCACTGATAAATTACTTAATCATGAGAAAATACATATCGAACAACAAAAGGAGATGTTAATTTTACCCTTTTTTGTGTTTTATTTCATAGAATGGTTAGTGAAATTGTTTATCTATGGGTTTAAATCTTATAGAAACTTAAGTTTTGAAAGAGAAGCTTATAAGTTTGAGGGAGATATGACATATTTATCTAATAGAAAGCGTTATGCTTTTTTAAAATACGTTATAAAAGAATGAGAAAACAAGATAAAAAGAAAAACATGGATAAGGTCAACAAAAAATTCCAAGATAGGATGAATGGAGTTGACGAAGAAAAAGATAAAGAAAAGGATAAATTTAAATTTGTTAAAGACATTTATCCTGAATTAAGTAGAATAATAAACTAGTATGGGAAAGAAACTTAAAATTACAGAAAAACAATTAAAAACTCTAAAAGAAAACTTACTTAAGGAAGATAAATTTAGTTGGGATGGTAAATATGCTAATGAAGAAGATATTAACGAACATCACGACGGTGAGTTTCCAGAGTCTCTAATGAATAAATCTCTAGAGCAATTTTTAGATGAATTATCTAAAAAAAGTGAAACAGATTACGATAAAGTTGAAGATATAATCGCCAAGTATTTTGCTACATCTAAAGATGAAGGTTATACTGGATTACCTAGTGATTTAGAGGTTGTGGATGAAGATAATAAACCAACAGACGCTAAATCTAATCAATGGTTTTCAGATTCAGATGGTGAAAGAGTAACCGACGGAGTGCATTAATATTTTAAAAACTTTACTTTTTCATATTTATTATTATATAACATACTAAAAATAAGTTAATAAATATGGAGAAGAAACCAAATGTTTTCCCAACATCGTCTAGGATGACTGATGAAATGAAAGAAGCTAACGAGATGGGTAGTAAAATAGCCGAAGAAGTTAGTGAACAAGAAGGTATAGGTAAGACTGAAAAAAGCGGTAGAGAGAAAGAATACGCTCAGAAGATGAATCAGGAATCTCTAGATATGTTAGAGGAACAGATGAGAAAGAGAGATGAATTAATCGCTAAAAGAAAAAATGATGGTGATGTTGGTGGTAGTGATGATTTTAGTGGTGAGGAAACCGCTAAAGTTACTTATTCAGACGCTGAGAGTAAACCACATAAAAAATTAGAGGTACCAGAAGATAGATTCGAAGAGTTAAGTAGACCTCAAGAGGATTCACCTTATGATGTAATTAAATTACCTAGTGAAGGGTTACTTTACCCTAATCAAGGTAGTTCAATAAAACTATCTTATTTGAATGCTAGTGATGAAAACCTTATTACTAACCCTAATCTTTTAAGGTCAGGTAAGTTTCTAGAAGTTCTTATCAATAGAAAAATGTTGGGTACTGATTTAAGGTACAAGGATTTACATGTCGGTGATAGAAATGCAATCATGATTTGGTTACGTTCTACTGGGTATGGTTCAATGTATAACGTTATGTTAACTGACCCAAATGATGATTATAAAGAATTTGAAACTAAGATTGATTTATCTGAGTTACCAATTAAATACTTAGATGAAAAGCCAGATAAAAATGGTCACTTCAAATATAAATTACCATTATCTGGTAAAGAGGTTACATTTAGAATGTTAAGCGTTGGTGACGTTAATGGTATT